TTCGCTACTCAGGCAACCCGCCGGGGTGCGCGTCCGCTCTCAGCCCGCTTCCGGCAACGTGTCCCGCCAGCACTTTCAAAGATCGGTTTGCGGTGGCGCCGTCCCGAAGTCACGGCTTTAAGCCCTCTTCTGCGTGGGGCACCCTTACGTTTCGCCCCTCCGTTCCCCTTCCTTCCATCCACGCGGCCGGTAGTCGGGACCGCCAGGCTCGTGGGCTGAAGGTCAAGGGGCGGTGAGGCTGAGGGGGAGATTAACCCGTGGGGTTACGGCATGTCAAGTATTATTTTTAACCTACGGGGTTATTGATGCGGACAAAAAAAATAGCCCCCGGGAAGGGGCTACGGGATCGGGGGGTGATTTTACGTCAGAATTATCTCGTCTTCCTGTGGTGGAATGTCTTTTATTATCGGCGGGATACCCTCCGGCTTTCCGGCGTGGCCACAGTACCCGACGCGCTTTCTTCCATGGATACCGGGCTGTTCAGCCCACCGCCACCAGGCGCAGCGGGAGCCTTGACAGGCGTCGTCGATCAGCTTTTCATCGGTAAGAAAGAAGGCGAGGGCGAAGATCGGGCAGGCTTTCTCGTGGGCTTTTTCCTCGGTAAGCCACATCACCAGGACTCGTTTGTTTGGGGGGATCGAAGCGCGGCCCCCAGATCATCCGCAAGGGACAACAGTTTTGGCCGGATCAGGTCCATGCTTCGTTGGTATTTTACCGGATAATCCCCGGTACCCTCAAATAAATTATCGAAAGTGATTCTGATTTTTTCGTCCTTTATGTCCTCCTTCATTGTGAATCGAACAGGTACCATTGCGGTGAGGCCAAACGGGCCAGCCGTAACGGGATAGGAAACGATGCCATTGCCTATAATCACGCCGGTTTCCTTGTTCTCATACTCAATTACCGCCTTGGAAGAACGGAAGGTCTTTGCGATCCAGATCCTTGATCTTTCATAGATTACATTTTTATTGACACCAGGTATTTCTATTGTTTTCTGTACCGTGGTGGCCTCCGCCGGGATCATGGCCGGCATGCATCCACATAAAAGAAAAAGACACAACAGGAATACAGCGGTGCGCGATGCCTTCATTTTTTCTACTCCTTGACGATTATGGTATCCGGTTTTAGGAACAATCTGTAAACCTTTTCCCCAAGCCCAAGATATTCCGCTATTTGTATCAACTTTAATAACGATATATTGGAATTTCCCGCCTCTATTTTGGCAACATAAGAGTATTGTGCACCCCACAGATCCCTCGCCATTTCTCCCTGAGTCAACGGTTTGTTGTCTTTTCCTATCTTGCCGTCCCGGAGAGATTTTATGTTCGCCCCCACTCGCCGGGAGATATCTGAGGGTTTAAACGATACTTTCCTCCGAGAAGCACTCTCAATTTTCGCCGCAATTTTCACCGTTAACCCCTTGGGTTACATTTTTACTTGACAAGGTTTAACCCTGTCGGTTAATATCCACGAACAGAAGGAGGGAACCATGCATCCATTGAAGGTGGTCAAGGAAGCGAAGGGCCTGACGTATCGCGAAATGTCGGACCGCATAAAAAAATCCACGAAAGAAATCATCCGCCCGGAACTGCTCGCCCAATACGCCGCGCTGCTCAAGATCCCAAGTGCGAAACGGGCGGACGTGATCCACCGGGCATTCCCCGACATCAGCCGGGAGGCGCTCCTGTACCCGGGGAAACGTCGGGTTGCATGAAGATTATGCCCTGTAAAGTTATACCGCGTCATGCTCTTTTTTTACTACGGTTCCAATTTAACGCCCTTTAATTCAGTAAAAGACCCCGGCTTCGGGAGATAGGAAAGCGGGTTGAAGCGGGAAATCCTCCAGTACACGATATCCTTCGAGCCCGCGCGGGAACCCGATCCTCGAGAGTTTTCCTCCGCCACCGAAGTGGCCCACCACTGCGTTGAGAACTGCGGCCTTCAGCACAAGGAGGTCGCATACCGCATGGGGATCTCCGTCCAACTGCTCACCATGAAACTTCACGGGAACACCGCGAACCTGACGGCGGACGAATACGACCGCCTGGCGGACGCCCTCGGCGAGAAGGGGTTTCTCATGCGGAAGTACCACGCGGCGAAGTTGCTACCCCGGGAGGATCGGCGCGAGCTGCTCCTGGCGCGGCTCGAAGAGCAACAGAAAGAGACGGCGCGGCTGCTCGCAGAGCTGAAGAGCGGCAAGCGCTGATGGGCCGCCCGCTTCTCCGCCCCGATCTCCGCAAGAATTGGACGCACAGCGTCAACTTCTACGAACCCGAGTATCGCGAGGTTTCACGGATCGCCATCAAGAAAGGCGTCGCCATCTCGCAATTCATCCGGGACGCGGTGTGCGAAAAGATCGAGAAGGAGAAGACGGCGTGAACTGCCCCGTCTGCGGAGCCCCGCTTCCCGCGAACCCCTGGATAACGGGAATCATCTTCAAGCCCTATACGGAGATTCCGCTGGCGGTCTCGTACCGCTGCACATCGCCCTGTACGAACAATCGGGATATCAAATGGCCTAACGCCAGCAGGGAGCAACGTCAGCAGGCTTACCTCGCGCAGCAGAGCCGGGACGCGGCGAACGAAATGATGATGGGGGGGTAGGGGTGGAATACGCGGAGTTCCTGGACAGGAAATCACAGTTGGGGACCATCGACGGATTCGATCCTGTATGGATGCCGGATTTCCTGTTCGATTTCCAGGTGGCACTTCTCGAATGGGCTATCCGCAAGGGGAAAGCGGCCCTGTACTGTGACTGCGGGATGGGAAAGACTCCGATGCAGTTGGTTTGGGCGGAGAACATCGTCCGCAAGGAAAACGCCCGCGTCCTGATCCTCACCCCTCTGGCCGTGTCCGCGCAAACAATCCGCGAGGCGGAGAAGTTCGGCATTGAGGCTCACCGGTCCGGCGACGGGAAGTTATCCCCCGGGATCGTTGTGACCAATTACGAGCGGCTGCATTACTTCGACCCGAAGGACTTCGCGGGCGTTGTATGCGATGAGTCCAGCATCCTGAAATCGTTCGAGGGGGCCACGAAAGCGGCGGTGACGGAGTTCATGCGACGGGTCCGGTATCGATTGCTTTGCACGGCGACTGCCGCGCCGAATGATTACATCGAACTCGGCACATCCTCCGAAGCCCTCGGGGAACTCGGATACATGGATATGCTCGGGCGGTTCTTCAAGAATGAGCAGAACACGATCCGACCGACTGTCTACCGCCAACGCGGACAGAACTTCGCGTCCCTTGATGAACGGGCCAAGTGGCGGTTGAAAGGCCACGCCGAGATTCCGTTCTGGCGGTGGGTATCGTCATGGGCGCGGGCGATGCGGCGACCGTCAGACCTTGGATTCGATGACGGGAAGTTCATCCTCCCCCCGCTTACTGAAAACGAGCACCTGGTGGACACGAACACCGCGCCGGAGGGGATGCTGTTTTCCCTGCCGGCCATCGGGTTGTACGAGCAACGCGAGGAACGCAGACGCACGATTACGGAACGGTGCGACAAGGTTGCGGGACTTGTAAACGACACCGGCAATCCCGCCCTCGTGTGGTGCCACTTAAACAAGGAAGGTGATCGGCTCGCCGAAATCATCCCGGATGCGGAACAGGTAAGCGGCGCGGACTTGGATGATGCGAAGGAGGAAAAGTTCCTCGCGTTCGCGTCGGGACAACTGCGTGTCCTCGTCTCTAAACCCAAGATCGGCGCATGGGGCTTGAACTTCCAACACTGTTCGCACGTCACGTTTTTCCCCTCCCATTCTTACGAACAATATTACCAAGGCGTGCGCCGATGCTGGCGGTTCGGGCAGGAGTGCCCGGTTACGGTGGACATCGTAACCACGGAAGGGGAACGCGGAGTGATGAAGAACCTCCAGCGCAAGTCCCTTGCTGCGGATCGGATGTTTTCTTCCCTTGTGGCCGAGATGAACGAGGCCACCAAGATCGAACGCGCAATCAACTTTACCGGAAAGGAAAAAATACCGACATGGCTGTGGGAGATCAGGAAGTAACAGATAGATACGCCATCTATTTGGGCGATTGCATCGACACGATGCGGACCCTGCCGGATGAGAAGATCCACCTGTCGATCTACTCTCCGCCGTTCTGTGGGCTGTACCAGTATTCCTCGAACGAGCGCGACCTGTCGAACTGCCGCAACTATGAGGAATTTTTCGAGCACTACACATTCGTCGTGCGCGAACTGTTCCGGCTCACCCTGCCCGGGCGGATGACGGCGGTTCATTGCATGGACATCCCTTCGGGGAACTGCGGGATAGATTACCTCACCGATTTCCCCGGCGACATCATCCGGCTACATGAGCGCGAGGGGTTCCGGTACATCGCCCGGTACGCGGTTTGGAAAGAACCCCTCGGCGTTCGCAACCGCACGATGGCGAAGAACCTCGCGCATAAAACCATCGTAGAGGATTCCTCCCGGTGTTCTGTTGCGTCCGCTGATTGGCTTCTTGTGTTTCGGAAGAAGGGCGAGAACAAGATCCCCATTGCACACCCTATTGGGTTGACGGAATACGCAGGGGAACGGAAGCATCCTCACGAACTCCTGAAATACCGAGGGTGGACCGGGAATCAGATAGAGAACCGATACTCTCACTGGATATGGCGTCAATACGCATCGGCGTTTTGGGATGACGTGCGAATCTCCCGCGTTCTTCCCTTCAAGGCCGCCAGAGATTCCGAGGATGAAAAACACGTCCACCCGTTGCAGCTCGACGTGATTGATCGCGTTATTACCCTTTGGTCGAACCCCGGCGAAACCATCATTTCCCCATTTATGGGCGTAGGGTCCGAGGTCTATTCCGCAGTACGGACAGGGCGCCGCGGGATCGGGGTGGAACTCAAATCCTCCTACTACCGACAAGCCCTGAAAAACGTCCGGCGTGCCGCAACGGATGAGGACAAGGAACAAAAGGGATTATTTGAGACGGCCCCGCCCGAGGAACCAAAAGAGGCCGCTTTATAGTGATCCTATACCTCTACATTTTCATCGACGAACTGCCCCGCTATGAGGCCGAAGGATGGATCCTTGCCGGCAAGATGCGCCCCGACGATTGGGCGTCGCTGAATAGGGGAAATCTTATCGTGTGCAAACCGGACGATAAAGAGGATCTATGGCCAGAATCCGGTTCATCGTCGAGAGCATCGCCTTGATCGACATCCGCAAGGTCGACAAGTTCTGGTTCGTGGACCTGTTGGCGAGAGCGTGAGGGAGGGGTAAGTGGCGACACCGCATGATAGACCGCCCGTCGAATTTTCGGAGTTCCACCTGTTCTGCGGGATCGGTGGCGGAGCCCTCGGCGCCGCCTTCGCCAGGGCGATGTGGCTTGGCTGTCAGGGATCCATCCGCACCCTCGGCGGTATCGACTCCGACCCGGCCTCCTGCGCCGACTTCGAGCGGTTCACCGGGATCCAGGCGACGTGTCTGGACCTGTTCGACCGGGAGCAGTACGTCGCGTTCCACGGGAAACAGCCGCCACCCGAGTGGCGGGAGGCGACCCCCGCGGACGTCCTGCGCGCCGCCGGCGGGATCTGCCCGAACATCATCTTCTCGTCGCCGCCATGCAAGGGGTTCTCCGGGCTCCTTCCGGCCGCCTCCGCGGGCTCGGAGAAGTACCAGGCGCTCAACCGCCTGACCACCCGGGCCGTCCGCCTTACCCTCGAGGCGTTCAGGAAGGATCCTCCCGCGGTGTTCCTCATCGAAAACGTGCCCCGGATCCGGACCCGCGGCGCGGAGCTCCTCGAGGAGATCAAGCGGCTCCTCCGTGGCCACGGCTACCGGGTCACCGACTCGGACCACGACTGCGGGGAAATCGGTGGACTCGGCCAGCGGCGGAAGCGGTACCTGATGATCGCCAGGAACCCAAAGAAGCTGGCGCCCTTCATCTACCAGCCCCCGAAGCGTCCCCTGAAGACGATCGGCGACGTGATCGGGCCGCTGGCCCTTCCGGACGATCCGTCTCTCGGGCCGATGCATCGGCTCCCGCGGCTGAAGTGGCTGACCTGGCTGCGGCTGGCGCTGATCCCCGCCGGCGGGGACTGGCGGGACCTCCAGAAGATCACGCCGGAGGAGTACCGAATCGTCCGAGATGAGAAGAATTTCAACGGATCGCCCGGGCTGTACGGCGTCAATGCATGGGATGAACCGGCCAAGGCGGTCACGGGCGGGATGCGGGTCCCCTGCTCGAACACCCCGGCCGCGATCGCGGATCCGCGCCTTCCCAACTCGAAGGGTATCTACCCGAACCGGTTCAAGGTGAACCGTTTCGATGAGCCGGCCCCGACTATCACCGGAGACACGGACGTCCAATGTGGGGCGCAGTCGATTGGAGATCCCCGCCTGCATCACGTCCCCCGCCCCGGAGTCTACCGAGTCCTCCGGATGGACGAGGCGTCACCAGCAGTCACCGGTGGCGCCGGAGTTGGTACCTCCAACGGTCCCCAGGCGGTCGCTGACCATCGGTTCGGGTGCAAGCCGCGGGGGAACACGAAGGGGCCCATGGGTGTCCAGTCGTTCGATGAACCCGCCGCAACCGTCTTCGGCTCCCTCGACGTCCACTCTGGGCCCGGAGCCGTATCCGACCCCCGGATCCCTGGCAACGACGAGCGCCCCGACCCGCCGCCGGTGATCGTCGCCCTCGACGGGACCTGGCATCGCCCGCTGACGACACTGGAGCTGCTCGCCCTGCAATCGTTCCCGGTCCGGTTCGCCGACGGCTCGCCCGTAGTGCTGGCCGGGAAGAGCGACTCGAGATGGCGGGAGCGTGTTGGAAACGCCGTTCCTCCGGACGCCTCCCGGGGCATCCACGAACAGATCCTCCTCGCCCTGATCCAACACGTCGCCGGAGAGACGTTCGTCATGGGGTCGACGGAGATCTGGGTGCGGCGCGAAGAGGCACGACGGCTGATCGTCGGGAGGATTTAGATGCAGGACATACGGGTCGATGACGCCTTCTTTGAGCACCCTAAAACCGTCAGGTTCTTCCGGCACACCGGGGACCATGGTATCGCCTGTCTCTTCCGGCTCTGGTGCTACGCCTCGAAGTATTTCCCCAAGGGCATCTTGACCGGGATGAGCGCCAAGGAAATCGTAGAGGCGGTTCGCTGGAGCGGCGAACCCGGTGAATTTATCAATGCCCTGATAGATGCCGGTGGGGAAGCAAAAAAGCCAGGATTTCTCGATATATTATGCGATTCGCAAAGCCAAACGCAAAGCCAAACGCATTATGCCCTACATAATTGGAGAAAGCGCAATCCTTACGCATACTTTCGTAAGGAGCGGTCAGAGGTAGCAACCGAGCTTGCGGAGCGCCGTTGGGCGAACAAGCGAAAAACTAAGAAAATACAAGCACCTAATGCCAAAGGGAATGCAGCTGGCAATGCTCCATCTCCTGATCCTGCTCCTGATCCTATTCCTTTTCCGGAAAAGAAAGACCTTACGGCAAGCGTCCCGGCCGGGGGCTCTGAGGCCCCCGCCGCTACGCCTAAAGCGACTCGACTGAAAGATGCCTGCGCTTTTATCGGGGGGTGCGACAAAAGAGGCACGATCGGAACCAATGGTCGGTGGTATTGCCTGCAGCACGATCCGGATCAGGAACAGGGAATTCTCGGCAGTATCGTACGGCCAGGTTGACGGCCCGCAACGCCCACAGACTGGACGAAATAAAAAGGAGGCCCAAATGCTCGAAAGTTTTGCGCTCAACGGCAGAGTCGGAGACATCGGCATCAAGGACAAGGTGATCGAGGTAAAGCTCGTCTTCCCGAACGACGAGCGGACGCAGGACGAGCTGGCGTTCCTGTTCCCGATCAAGAAGGGCTTGGCGACCGTGCGGATCCTGGCTGCGGTGAACAAGGGGTACACGCCGGGTCGGCGCCGGTCGGATCGCGACGAAACGGGCAC